CAGCGTCAAGACCATGAACTGCCTTAAGGTCTTGTGCAAGTTCCATTGTGTATTCTGCTTTTAGAGCGCGTGTCTTAGCAGTAACGGTAACTTTTTCAATGCTGAATGCCATTTCATTGAAAGTACCACCAGCTGGTGATGTAGTTGTTCCAAGAGCTTCACCAGATGCAGTTGTTAAAGCTGAACCGGTTGTAACTGTTGAAGCAAATACGTTCTGGCTTCCTAGAGCAGTATTAGCTGCAAGAGAAAGAGCGGTTTGAGCACCAGTACCAGAAAATGCGCTATTAACTTCATTGTAGAATGTTTCTGCTGCACCTGCTGTTACGTTTGCTGTTGAAGATGTGCTACGCATTGCAAAGATAAGACCGGTAGGTCCAGTCATAGGCTGAACACCGCAAATATCATAAGCAATAAGGTTAGGCAATGAACGACGAACAAGACTGATAAGAATTGGATCAAAACCAGCCATTGGACCACCTGCTGCTGCGCCACCTGTTAGACCACCACCGGTTGCGTTAGCTGGTGATGCTTCCATAAGAATCTTGTTTTCTTCTTGGAAAGCACGTTGTTGGTTCTCAAGAACCATAGCGGTAACTGCCTTACGATATGGATCTTTAATTGGAGCTAGATCAGGATGATCTAGAACTGGGCTCCACTTTTTCTGTAGTTCTTCTGTTAAGTACATTTGAAAGTTCTCCTAAAATTAACGAGGTATTGTTTTTCTAATTGTTTCGGCATATGCTTTCATTACTGGATCAGCAATTACTTGCTTGCCTTCATCTTCAACTTGTTCATTCAATGCAGCTTCAGTAGCTTTCTTTACCCCTGATGGGAAATAATTTTCACGGATAGTTTCAAGTTTTTCTGTGTATTCTTCCTCTGTGGAGAACTCTACACTCTCTGCGAGTGATTTGATTTTTTCAGCTTGAACATCTGTTAAACCATCACAAACAACATGAAGCACTTCTGCCTTCTTTGATTCTACAAGTTGTTTCTTGTATTCCATGCCACGTTGAATTTCTTCATTCAACGAAGCTTCTAGTTCTTCAACTTTTCCTGCTAGTTCATCAACAAGATCAACTTTATCTTCTGGAACATCAATATAATGTTCTGCAAATAGATTACGCAATCCGCCAATGAAATCATCTACAAGTTCTGAACGAAGTCCGCTTTCAATTGCTACTTCGTTTTCTTCCATCCATTGTTCAACAACATAGTCAAGATAATCATTTACCTTGTCTGTAAGCTCAGTATTGATCTGTGCAACAGCTTCTTCTAGCTGAGAAGCATAGGTTGTTTCTAATTCTTCCTTTAAGCTGCTGATACGATCATTAACTCTTGCTTCAAAAATTGTTGCAACTCTTTGTTTGAATTCTTCTGAAAGATTTTCTTCGCCACTGAAAATATTGGAAATATCTTCGTCAATGGTCTGAACATCTTCATCAACTTCTTCTTCTTCTTTAACTGGCTTATTAGCTGAAGCCATATTAAGTTGTGTGTCTCCAGATGCACCAGATGGCTTTGTCTTTGGTGCTTCAGCTTGTTTCTTTACACCTTTAGACGCATCAATCTTTGATGAATCATCTGTTGATTTGAAATTCTGTGGTGTTGGGCCACCAAGGTCGTCAACTTCCCCTTTTACCTTTTCTAGAGGCATAGCAGGTGCATTGCGCTTGCTTTGTGCAAGCATATCTGCCGCTGCTTCAATAAGTGTTTTTTGCATTGAAAATCTCCTTATGATTTCTTATTTATAAAATTAAAGTTTTTGCAAGAAATTTTCAAAAAGTTTTACTGCAACTTCTTCAATCTCTTTGCGATTTGCTTTCAACAAAGCAGTTTTAGCATTATCAATATCGACCTCTACGAATCGACCTTCTACAAATAGCCATTCTTTCCCTTCTCTAATACCTTGAACAAATGCGTCAGGCGCCGATGGATCCGCCACAATATCAGCAGCAGTAGCCAAACGAAAATCATCCTGTACAACATTACATCCATCGCGTCCAGGTATCAAACTTCCCATACCTCTTGAAGATACCCCTAATTGAGCACCCTCATCTATCAAACTTTTAACAATATTTCCATATGGAGTCTCCATAATCTTTGCACGACCATAAAAATCTGTGCCATCCACCTTCAATTCCTTGATCATATGTGATACTCTTTCCAAATTAATGGTAGGTGTATCTGGATGACCTAACTCTCCATATGCTCTATTCTGTGAAATATATTGATCATTATAACGTGCTACTTCACGATTTAATGTCTCAAATAGATACTTTCTATTATTCTTGTTGGGTCTTTCTGATTGCATAAAGACACCTTCAATATAATATGCTTTCTTACCTGTCTTTTCATCAGCCTCAGTAAGATACTTTACTGCTTCAACGTATTCTTTAATAAGTTTCATGTTATTTCCTTATAGTACAGGCGAGTAAGTAGCAGTCTTGGAAACTTGTAGAATGCAAGATCCACCTGATGTTATAGTCACAACAATGTTTCCTGTTGCTGTATTAGCCATACTATAATTCAATTCTGATAATTTCATTTCACCACTATTGTATAAAGTTACCATATTGCTGGAATTTCTTGCAATAGTAATATTTCCATTTGTTGACCACAAAATTCTCTTGATTGCTGCGCTTCCTACAGATTCTTGAGTAGAATTGGCCGATAAATTAGCAAGAGTAATTGTATAAGTTCCTACACCATCTGTTCTAACAACAGAAGGTCCTTTTAAAGTATTAATGACTTCGTATGACATTTTATTTTATTCCCATTGTTTTTCTGCGTAAAATACTTCTTGCTCTCTTCCTTACCGTAGTTCTCATGTGCGTCTTTCTCTTTCTGGCCGCACGTTTCTGAGTTCTACTCATATGAACTCTTTGTATTGCAGTAATTCTTCTTAACTTACCTGCTTGTAATGTATATCCTTTTACAGCAGATTTCCTAACATTCTTTTGTACTTTACCTTTTCTGATTCTTCTACGAATCAGTTTTGTTCTTCCCATTCTGACAGTATTAGCTTCTTTGAAGAATTGTGTTCCTATAATTCTTCTTCTAGAAGCCAATTTTTTAGCTATATTATTAGCTAATTGTTCAAATATTAAACTCTTTGCCTCTTCAAGATTTCCTTTAATAATGTGTTCAATAATTTCATGTGACATTTTATTTCACATGCTTGAATGCAAAAGCTCTTGCTTTCTCAAAATGTTCTGGACTCTTATGTACCATATCAGCATATTTCTTCTTATTCTCATCATTCAATGCATTATGTACTTGTGTCATAGCCGATGCTGTAAATCCATCAACTTTCTTTGTATGTCCAGTTGCAAACTTAACAGATTGCGCTTGCTTATTCTTAACAATCTTATGCAATGTGTCCATAACAGCTTCATTAACACTTTCATCAGCTTGAATTGGTGCATCTGGAGCCATTAAATTAGTTGGATCCACAGTATAAGGTATTGAAAAATATCTCTTCAATTTATCATTATAATATAGTGCAATTCTTGTTCTGTTTGGATATACACGAATAGCTTTTCTCTTAAGCATTAAAACTGAAGGTGGATTGAACTCAGCAGTATCTTCATTCAATTCAAGTTCTGTTGCTTCTACTTCTTCAACAGGTTCTTCTTCAACTTTTAAACTTTCTTTGATAAGAGAAAGAGATTTCATTATTCGGTTTCCGTAGTTTGTTCTGTTGATGCACCAAATAGAGATGCAGCAACTTCTATTTTCTTTGCGTTTAACGCATCAACAACTTTCTGTGAAAGCATGTTGTTTAATTCTTGTTGAGCTTCAACATTATTTTCTTGGCCAATTAATGTGATAAAATCCATAATATTTTCCTTTATTTAACCGCTCTTAATTTTTTCGGATCCATATTTGCATATTTAGCAACAGCAGCATCTAATTCTGGTGTTGCAGATTCCGAATCTGAACCCTGATCTGTTTCAGTATCTTGATCAGTATCTTGTGGTTCTTGATCTTGTTCTTGATCTTGTCCTTGTATGTCTTGACCTTGATCTTCTTCACCTGGTTGTTCTGGTTGTGGTTCTGATTCTATTTCTTTTTGCATATTTTCAATAGTATCATCATCCATCATTAGAACATTTTTCTTAACCCAATTCTGTGAAAAATATGTTCCAACATAAGGAACAATCAAGTTAAGTGTATTAATTCTTTCACGAAGTAATTCTGTATTACGCATTTCTGCATAATTATTATCTTCCACATAATCATACTTAATTGATTCTTGCATTTGTTCCCATTCTTGGACTGTACAAATACCTTTTAATGATAGTTGTACGCGAAGAATTGAATCAAATAACATTGAGAATCTATTACGAAGTCTATTGACAAACTTAGCAAACTTTACTTCTTCTCTTGTTATTTCAGCGGTCCGACCAATACCCATAAATCCACCACCTGTGGATTCTGGATCTAATCTACCAATAGGAACATTTAATGTCTTGTATAATACTTTACGGAAATAGATAACATCATCTATTTGACCTAAATTCTGTCCAGCTGGAAGTGTAGTAATTTCCGTACCTCTTCCACCTTCTCTTCTTGGCAACCAGAAATCTTCAAGCATTGAAAGATGTTTTCTTTCATCACGAACTTCTCCTGTACTTGCATCATAAACAAGCTTATTACGATACTTGATCATGATATCACGCAAATACTGTTCTGCTTTTAATTTAGGAAGATTACCTACGTCAATATAGAATACTCTACGTTCTGGCGCACGGGAAAGACGATAAATTACAACAGCATCTTCAATCATTCTTAATTGATTTAATGATTTGATTGCTTTGTGAAGATAAGAAACAACCATTACGTTCTTACCATCCATCATACCAGAATTGACATTAATAACAGAATCAGGAGCAATTCTTGATCCTTGATTAACGGATGCTGTGTATGATTGCGCTGCTAATCCTCTTTCATTGAATACATAATATTCCGAAACTGCTTTAATTGTTTCTAGACCTGTTTTAAGATCACGTTGTTTTTGGACTTCACGAACTTTTCTGATCTTTCTTGGATCAATAAAACGTAATTCTTGAATACCTTGTTTTGGATTACTTTCATCAACAACTGCATGATAATATAATCTTCCATCAACATACCAACGCTTGAAGATTTCATCACCTAGATTTGTGAAATTAAGCATTCTCTTGATGCCATCAAATTCATCACGAATTTTCTTTTTGATGGAATCTGGTTGATTTAATTTGTCAAGATTGATACTGACAATCTGACCTTGTGGATCCAGTGTGAAAGCTTCTGTAACAATTTCTGTAATAGCTTGATCACATTCTGGATGTAAAGACATTTCACGATATCTGGTAATAAGCTCAATCTCATTTCTGACTGAACCTTCCAGATCAACATAAGTGCCATAATAAGCACCTTGTGTGATGGTAATAGCACCATCTTCTATTGCTGGTTGTGGAAGCGAAAATACAGGTTGCTCAGGTGGAGTCACCTGAGTTAAATCTTTTTTACCTAAACTAAACCCGAAAAGTTTGAATGCCATTGGTTTTATTCCATTATAAAATCATAAAAGAGGGGAAAATCCCCTCTTCTATTTAAACAACACCAGTTTCAACGGATTCCCACCATTGATATGATAATGTCACACTAAATTCTTCAATTGTATCATTTGAACCCCAATCAACATCAATTGGTGCTACATCTGTTGGAAATACTCCAATAAACTTATATTTCTTTAGAGTATCACCTTTCTTGCCGTATTGACGAACTTCGCTATCAACAGTATAAGCACCTGGATTGAATGCAAGCGGATTACGCACGTTAAGACTATGACTATTTAATCCATTCATCCAACGCTCAAAAGAGTTACGGATCTGGAAATCTTCATCATTGATAACGGTTACTGTCCAATCAGCAAAAGTTCTATTTCCTACAAACTTTAGTTCACGACCAAAATATTGAACAGGCACAACACCTACTGTGGATCCAGGTAGTTGTGCTGTTCTGCACATAAATGTCATTTTTTGTGATGCATTTCCAGGTGCTGCAAAGTTAGGAAATGGCATAACAACTTCAAATAGATTTGGTCTTGCACCATCGCCCTGCATTTGAGAGCGGAATTCATTTACATTGAAAGCCATATTGGTTCTCCCTCTCTCTATTTATTAAAACTTACCAACAATTTCATCAAAACTTACACCTGTACGAACGGCTACAAAGTTAAGTTGAATGAAATTGATTGAACGTGCAGGTTTGATATAGATATCGCCAACAAATTGATTTGCATCAATAACTTGTGATGTATTATTTGTTGTATCGCAAACAACACGATAATCATAGATACCACGACGACCTTTTACATCGCGTAGGAATGGTTCCACAATAGAAACAAACTGTGCGCGAGTGAAATCATCATTGAATTCAAATAATGATGAACGTGCTGCTCTTGTAATAGATTGTTCAAGAACAATGAATAGACGGCGAACATTAATTCTATCAAATGCGCTTGGACGACTTAACATTGTCTTATCACCATAAAGAAGAGTACCTTCTCCTGGGAATGTAACAACTGGATTTACACCATTCTTGTAAAGTGTATCACGATCAGACTTTGTTGGATTCCATGCTAATTTAACAACATTAAGAATCTGACCTCTGTTGAAACCAGCTGGTGAGAACCATGGATCACGTTGTAAATCTGTACGAACGCATAGTCCTGCAACATCACCGTTTAGAGGTACCCAACGATATACGTCATTATACTTGTCATATTGATACTTCCATCCGCAATCCATTACTGCGTATGAAGATGATGTTAGCGCATTTCTAGTAGCTACAACGCTTGTTGCTTCATTACCTGCATTATTAACAACATCTGTTTGTGCTGGTGAAACAAAGACCATAACATCTTTTCTTGATTCTGCAATAGCAATTACATAATTTACTATTGTTGAATTATCTGTCTTTTGACCCATCATTAGAAGCGAAGCATCGCTAGAATCTGCGTTATTGAATAGATCCCATGATGTTTGATAGTTACCAGCGGTTGTTGCTGCTGTGGCACCGTTTGCAAGATTTGAAGTATTAACTGCAATGCTGGCAAATGTGGTTCCTGATGCTGTAGCACCCCATGATGTGTCTAGATGCTTACCCCACCAAATATATTTGGAAGTATTGTTAATAACATTGACATAGTAATTACTGGTTCCGTCTGAATTCATAGCATCTGAAGCTTTTGATACGAATCCGAATTTTTCAAGAACTGTATTTGCAGTTCCAGTAAATTGTCCTAGACGGTCAATAACAACAATATGCATTTCATCATTTGCACCATTTTTGTCGCTAACAAATGTGGATGTGCTTGGTGCTGAATCAAAAATTGTGTTACCTTGTGCCCATGTTGAAAATGTGCTGTTATTTGAGCATACACTAACTTGTAGTGAATTACCAATAGCACCTGGATATTTTGCAATCCAATATTCTGTAGCACCTAAGTTTGAAATATTATTGTAATCATCAAGATTCTTAACTTGACGATTAGCTGCTGTTGTGTTGCTTGTTGCATTATATGTCCCTGAATTTGCTGTACGAACAAATCTCAGATCATTACCATATGTAAGAAAGTTTGCGGCTGTATAAAATGTTTTATAGGTATTTGCGTCAGGTTTGCCAAAAACACTTACAAATCTATCTTCACTTGAGATAGAAATAACCTGATTTACTGGACCCCATACAGCTTCGCCCACTAAACCACCTACCGTAGTAGCCACTGCTGGTACTACAGTTGTCAAATCTACTTCGGAGACATTAATTCCTGGTGAAAGTTGAAATGCCATCTTTAATCTCCTTATTTACTCAGGCATGAATAATTATTTCTAATTATTTGTTGATTATTTATAATTTTCATAATTTTGATGAAAAATAGCCTTTTTTCGTCATATCCTCTACTTTCCATACATCACCATCTTCTACTACAACTTCTTCAGTTCTACCATCTTCAATAAATCCAAATGGTGACATTTCCTGTTCAAAATCCATTAATCTTTCATTTTCTAACAAATATTGTCTAACATCAGTATCAGTGGATTCTTTAAAATATTTTTGGGAAACCATCCAAGAAAATAACACCAAAGTCATTACCAAATCATCATGTTGTCCTTCTTCAGCAGCAAAACTATTTCTCTGTAACGTAAATGTATGTAATTCCGCAATAGTATCAAAATCACTAATTAATAACTTATCAGTCTCTACAAGAGTCTTTAAGTTGGCACATCCCATCTTCTTTACAGCTTCAGTTGTTCTCAGTCCAAATGTAACTGCTCTCTTGAATCCAGCCGAAATCTGCTGCTTTTTCTGCTTATTCTCAAATCTGAAAATATTCTCATATTCCAAATCATAATGTAAAATATCAACTACTTGCTGTCCGTTATCATTAATCTCAATAACAACAAACGCATTATTATATCTTGTGGCCAATGCATATATGATATTAGGTAAAACAAGCGGCGAAACTACATTGGACCTATACTTTGCAACTTGTCTATAAGGAACCGCAGTTACATCAATAACAGAAATTGCTGAATAATCTAATCCAGATCCTCTTGACGGATCCACAATAACAGCATAAAGATGATCTGGTGAAACTTTATTATTATTTTCATCAAATACAGCTTTTAATGGTTCTTCAAAAATTGTCAATCCATCACCTTCTCGTAAAGGTGTCTTAAATGCAAGTGTTCTAAGTTTGGATCCAGAAATAAGTGTATGTGTGGATCCAACAAACTCACATTCAAATTCTACACGGAATTGCTCTTCACTGGTATTTCGTATAGTTTCTTCACGCCATTTGTCATCCCTACCAGGAACCATAGACCAATGTATCTCTAATGGAACATATGATGATCTTTTCTCTAATGCATCAGTCCACATCTTATAGAACTGATTCAATCCATTTGGAGTAGAAACAATAATAACTTTTGTTGTTTTACCAGATGATATAACAGGATATGTTGATTGAAAGAATTCTTGAGCCATATTATGTGGCACGAATGCGAATTCATCAAGGAAGATCAGATTGTATGTTCCTCCACGAACACCAGCTCCTGTTGTTGCATATGCATATATCTTGGATCCATTTTCTAACTCAACACTACCTCTATTCCATATCAGAATACCTTGTTGCATCCATAATGGAAGATTCTCATATGCATATTGTAATCTTCCTAAAATTTCTCTAGCTAATGGACCTTTGTTTGCAAGAATAGCGATACTATAGTTTTCATTGAATAGTACGCACCATAGCATATAACCAACGGTTGTTGTGGTTTTACCGACCTGGCGTGGCATCTTACAGATTGAGAATCTATTTTCATGAAATTGTTTGACCATATTTTCTTGGAATGGCCACATTTCAAAGTCAATGATACCGCGATCTACGTTGACGATCTTTACATAATTTTTGATGAAATAGACTGGATCTGTTGAACATTTAAGAAATTCATCTTGATCATTCTTAGTGAATTTAATTAATTGTCCAACTTTTTTTAATTTGGAACTACCTAGATATCCTTCAATCATTATTTTCTTGTTTTTGCATCTTTAAAAGATCAGCAGTTGTTCCAACAAAAACTGCTTTATCCACATTCAATGTTTGTTTGGTAGAACTTTGTTGTAATAATGCTTTCTTTGATTTTTGAAGATCCAATAAATCTTTATTCATTTCTGAAAGATTCTTCAAAAAAGTAGAAGCTACTTCATATGCTCTTGGATGTTCAGATTCAACAGCAACTTTTAATATATTGTCAACAGCATCATTACCTTTTTCAATAATGCTTTTGATATTTTTTCTTGCATATTCAACATCATCTTCAACATCATTGTTTAAGATTACAGGTAATTTTACTTCGGTATTTTCTTGTAAAGGTTCAATACCTAATGCTTCTGACAAGTTTTGATTTAATTGTTTCATAATCCATATTCTATAATCGTATCAAGGAATCCATATGCATCAGTTGGTCCAGCACTGATAGGACTTTGAACTGATGTTACAGATGCTATTAAAGCATTTGAAGTGTTAGCTGCGTCTGTTGCAATATTATATCTAGCATTAGAATAATCACCAACAATCATCATTCCAGGTTCAAATAATCCATTTGCTTGTGAAATATATAGAATCTTTGAATTAGCATTCCAATCAGCAACAAGTCCAAATAGATTATTGGCTGATGATCTTACAACCTCTGTTAATGCATAATTCACATTGGCTACATTACTTGCATTATTAGCCATATAAACTTTTTGAATCAATTGATTATTGGTATCATTAGATAAAGTTACTGTGGATCCGCCTGAAACATTACCATTAGCACCTGCAATACCCATAATAATTGATGAATTGCTTACAGGACCAAACATATAAGCTTTTGCTGTAAATGTAAGAGTCCAAGTAATTAAACGAGGTGTCAAGAAACTATCTTCATACTCAATATCTTGATTTACTGTTTCAAGAATGATTGGCATGTCATATGTTCTTCCCATTTCTGGCACAAAATTGACAGTCATTGTATAATCTGGCACAAAATAAGGAAGAATTTGTTCTATAATCTGTGTGCCATCTTCATGATTTCTTACATATAATGATAGACTGAATTCTATATTATATGGAACTGGTGCATATTGAGTTTTGATTGTACCTGCTGTAGAAGTTCCAACAAAGTTCATCATTGTGGACTGTTGTTTTCTAGAACTATCATATGAAATATTAGTCAATTCAAATGACATTCTAGGAACTGT